TGGTACCCAAACTTGTCTTCCTGTTCCTGGGTCGATAATGCGAACCCAAGGCCAATAAGCTGCGGCATATGAAGTATCACGAGATTGTGCTTGTGTTACTGCTTCACCAACTGTGCTGTTATAATCTACTAAATCTACAACATACATGTTATCACCTCTAGCAATAGTATTGTTAATAATACTAGTTACTTGAGCGGCATGATTATCATTTGTTAAACCAGGAGTAAATAATAAGTTAAATTGATATGCTTCAGCATTTCCAAGCAATGCAATCATGTTATTGTAACTAGCACCAACTAAACCTTGTGTGTTTGTTGAAATTGTATCATATAAGTTGATAGTACTATTCACAGTACCTATAGCACCGGAAAACGAACCAACTGCTGAGCCACTACCATTTTGTGGGATAGAAGCTGTATATGCATTTACTGCAATTCCATTTGCATCAAAATAATTTGGAGTTGGGTAATTAACTGATTTTACACGAATATATTTTGAATTATTTGGATAACTTCCAGATAATTCCATTTGATTCGTAGATGAGTTATAGTTTAATACTTGATCACCAATTACTTGAGCAATGTAGCGGTTTGAATTAGGATCTAGTGTTAAGTTATTCCATGATTCTAAAATAACTTTATTATTTTCAGTATCATTACCACGTCTAACTAATACGTTAAATGTACCTGATCCAGTATTTGAATTGGTAATTTCCCAACGAACACTATTTTCTGAACCTGAAACTAATGAACCTGAAGCTCCAATAACTGAACTGGAGTTATTCATGATAACACCTTCAGAAATTGTTTCTAAAACAAATGAAGCTGAGGCTGCATTTAAGTAGGCTGAGATTGTAGTACTTTGGGCTGAAGACCAGTTAGCAGATTCAGTTACTACACGAGCAACTAATAATGAAGTTCCTCCGTAATTAAAATAATTGTAAGCAGCAATTGAAGTTAAGTAAGATTGTGCTTGACCACCACTAATAAATGTATCTCCAAAGATTGTTACGAAATCTGAATAAGAGGTTACAAGGATTGGGTTTTCAACAGGACCTTTTACTGTAGGACCTATAATAGCAGCACCTGCTTGAACTGGTTGTCCAGTTAAGAAAGTGTTGTCTACTTCGCTAATTGCTACTCCTGGAGAAGTTGTGAAATTTGCCATTGTATTTTTTATTATAAATATGAATATCTTTTTTAAAATGTATTACTAAGCAGGAAACGTTGCACCAGTAGGTAATACATTAAAATCAAGTACAATGAATTCAGCTGTTCGAGTAGGTTGTAAATAGATTTGGCCTACTAATTGGTTTTGGTCTACTACTGATGGTGGATTATTTGTTTCATCCATTACAACTCTAAATGCTGTTAAACCTTGTTGTTGTTGAACAGATGCTAAATATGGGTTTACTTGAGATAAGAAATTATTTCTAGTAGTAACTGTATTTTGTTCAAACACTAAAGTATTAGCAATTTGAGAAATATAGTTTTTAAGTTCAATCAATAAACGACGAACGTTTACACGATCAAGAGCACTTGCTTTTTTCTGTAATGTTTTTTGTCCAAATACTACAGCACCTGTATTAGGGAAAGTAGCAATTGGATTAATATTACTTTCGTATAAGAAATCTCTATTTCCTTGAGTTAATACACGTTCTGTTCTAATTACGTTACTTAAAACTCCACGGTTAACTCCAGCAGGAGCAAACCAAGGGGCAGATACATTATCATTAAAAGCGTAAACGCCAGGAATCATAACAGAAGCAGGCACCCAAACTTGATTCCCAGTATCAGGATCAATAGTTTGAAGCCATGGCCAATAAGCCGCAGCATATGAAGTATCATAACCAACTGCTTGAGTCGCTACTGGGGTGATGTTAGAGCCATAGCCTACTAAGTCAACTACTGTCATAGCATCTCCTCTGTTTTGAACAGTGCTAATCATTAAGTTAAGAGCGGTTGTGGTTGGTGAACCAAAGCTACTAACTAAACCAGGAGCAACTAATAAATTGTAATTGTATGCATCTTGGTTAGCTAACAATGATATTGATTGAGTATATGCACTAGCAGAAATACCTTGAATATTATCGTTAGCAATATTTTCATAATATTTTGCTACTACGTTTGATGGTACGTTTTTTCCAGTAGCACCTCCAAAAGAACCACTTGCGGCTAATGGAATTGAACCAGTATATTGTGCTTTTGGATTACCAACGTTATCAAAATAATTTGGGGTAGTTTGATTAACTTGTTTTACACGAACATAACGTGATTGATTAATATAGCTTCCTGAGAGTTGAACAAAAAATTCACCGTTATCACTTCGAACGTTTTCAACTTGATTACCAATTACCTTTTCAATGTAATTTGAAGCAAATGGATCTAGTGATAATGGACCCCAGCTTTCTAAAATTGAAGGAGAATTTAGAGTATCATTACCTTGACGAACCAATACATAAAAAGTTCCAGATCCAGTATTTGAAGAAGCAATTTCCCATCTAAGGTTATCTGCAGAACCACTTAATAGTGTTCCATTAGTACCAGAAGGACCAGCACTATTCATAAGTTCACCTTGGGATAATGTTTCTAAAACAAATACATCAGTGTTATAAGGTGAACCAGCTCCGTGACTTGATGCTGAGATAAAGGATGATGTTGCTGCTGTGAATGATTCTCCTACTACTCTAGTAACTAATAAGGTAGTTCCTCCATTGTTAAAATAGTTGTAAGCAGCAATTGAGGTAAAATAAGAATAAGTTTGGCTCCCACTTAAGAAAGTAGAGCCAAATTTATTTAAATAATCACTATAAGTAGTACATATGGTAGGAATACCTACTTTACCTTTAACGGTTGGTCCAATAATAGCGGCACCTGCGGTAACAGGTCCTTGAGTGATAAATGATTGGTCGTTCTCTATTGCTAATACACCAGGTGATACAATTGTTTCTGCCATTGTAAATAAATTATTTTATTATAAATATGGTGTATTTTGGCCTAGATTACTCTACTGGGGTGATTTCACCAGTCTCAGGGTTGATACTAGCTTTACCATACGTGTTAAATACCGATTGGGTAAATTCTTTTTCTTTTTCACCGAGTTCGGCTAAGAATTTTTTCGCGTTATCATAACGTGATTCCAATTGGATTTTAACTAATTCAATTTCTCCCAACTCAGCGATCAACGCTTGTGTGTTTGTTTGAATTTCTTTTAATGTGTTTTTTTCTTCTTCTGTTAAGAACTTTTTTTCTGAAACGATTGACATAATTTATATTTTAGGGGGTTTAATGTACTAAAGAAAATTTTATTCTCCAACTACTGGTTCAACTACTGGTTCTTCTGGAGTTGGAGTTGGTTCAGGGGCTGGTGGGTTATATTTTTCAAATGTTGCTTGGGAATTGATTTCATTTGCATCTTTTAAATTATCGATTACAAATGTATCTAAAGCATCAATCAATTGTGAATATGGATCAGTGATTGTTGGATCATATGTCAAGGTTGACTTGTCAATATTTTCATACCCAATTGCACCGTTATCTGCAATATAAACATCCATTTTAATTGCCCCAGCATAAGCTAAATGGGGAACTAATGTTAAAAGTGGGGATTGATAAATTAATCCTGTTGCGGTTGATTGAAACAATCCTGTTACTTGTACTGCCATTTTATTTGTTTTATTATAAATATTATTTTCCTTGTGAAATATACGACTTAACGTAATTTTTGCTATTCTTATTTTTACTTTGTTTTGACTTTGCGTGAACGCCTGGTCTTTTCTTTTTAGGTTTACCAATAAATGAAACCGCTGCTTGTGTTTTTGCTTTTGCTGCCATTGTTATAGATTATTTAAATTATTAACTGTTTCTGTTGTAATGATAACTTGTGCTTTACTGTTATATTTTTTAATTGCTGTTACTTCTTTTTGTACTGTATCTGGTACAATATAGCCAAACATTTTTAATGTAAATGTACCTTTGATAATGCGATTTGTAGAATCGGATATTTCGATTGCTGTGGAAAATGAATCAATAGATGCTTTAAACTTAAAACGTTCCGGATCTCCCCAATATGAATCGGAAGCATAGTTAATTGCTTCAATTACTTTGTTCATCTGCTCAACATAGTATGTTTGAATAGCACATGTATACGTTAAATTAACGTAGTCAGGTACTACATTGACAACGAATTGCTCAACAGGTTTACGGTTTGTTAATACGTCAAAGTTTGAGTAGCCATTTTTTGCATTGTATCCTTTTGCCCAAGAAGTATATAGGTGTGGATTGTTTGCATCTAGCTTGTTTGTAAGAGATCGGTTTTTATCGATTGTATCTCTTTTAAACATAATTAATGGGGCCATTATAGCACCTTTTTTGTCCTTGTAGTATCCGTCTTTTGATACAGATTTCCATTTTTCAGGGGAACCATAAATTACAGGTACTTCAATTCGCACACCATTTTGGTATACAAATGGGCGTATAACATTCTGAAAGTAGAACATTATAGATTCGTCTATATCTTGTAAACCTACTGTAAATGGTTTAACAGTATCTCCTTTAAAAGACATCTGTTCGGAACGGTTAAAATCAACACCACTTTGTTTTGTTGGAGTAAATTGATTAAATTCCGAAGGTATATTTGGGTTATCATAAGATTCACCGGTTTCAGGGAAAACATAAGGATCCACCTGATCGTTTGAGATCTGGAGTTGGCTTTTTGGGTTTGGTTTTCTAGCTGAAGGCATATCTTATAGTCTTTCTCGTGTAATTTGGACTTTGTCTGCAGGAACATAATGGCAGAAACAGATAACAGAATAGTCTGAACCATAATTTTCCAGTCCTGGGTTTAATGGGTTTTGATTGTTTGGGTATGCTGGGTCTTTTCCGACAAATAATTGGTTATCATTTGTGTTGTCTATTTCCCAATATGAATTTTCCCACATGATTATATCTCCTACATCAGGAACAATATCTGCTCCATAAGGGGTTCCATTATAATTTCCTATATCAGGACCACCACCAGAGGTAACAGGATTTTTACCACGTAAATCGTCGCGTAAAAATCTAAATTCCATTGGACGATCGTAACCTACACCAAAATCATCAACTGGAGATTGGTTGTCACCTCTTACAATTAAAGTATTAAGGAGAATAGGTCCATTGTAATATCTAGCACCTGCAGCCTCACCATAGATGTTTACTTTGGTTTGACTATCTATTAATTGATAATAAGTACATTGTTGAGTAATAATATCCCACATCAGCTCACGGCTGAGGTGTCTAAATAAGGATACGTCTCGTTGTGTTCCAAATAATGCCATATTATCCTATAAAAATTGTCATTGGTACGTCGTTCAATATATTTTTCTGGTTTTCTGCTTCTGCTGCTTTCTTTTCAAGTAAAGCTTTACGTGAAGTAGAATCTAAGTATATTCGTAAGCGTTCAATCAATGCATTTCTTTCATTTGTTGCAGCAGTAATTAGATCACTTTGGTTTAATGTAATTTCAGATCCTGGGATTGGTACTGTTGAATATTTTCCACGAACGTAGCCTAGCATTTCTTTTGCTAAAGCTAAAGCATATTCAAATATCCAAGAACGTCCAATTGAGTTAATGTTAGAGTATGTTGGGTTTTCATATGGCACATCCCCAGGGGTAACAATTACACTACCACTAACATCAGCATATGGTTGTCTTGTATCGTCTAATTTTACATATTGGAACCACAATGTTTGGTAATGTACAATTGGAATAGGGAATATTTTGAGTTGGTTATTTACCAATTCAAATGTATATTGCGATTTACGGATTTGATCGTTAAATTCAATTGCTTGAATTTTCTGCAAGTCATAGTTAATAGGCATTAACATAAAGTTAATTGCCGGAGAATATGAACCCCATCCAAAGCTATCTAACATTTGCATCATACCAGTACCTGTACCTGCATATGGGTCAAAGTAGCGCATAATTGCAGGAGGTGCTTCATAATAGATGCGTTTGATTTCAATACCACCTGAAATGCTTTGGGAAATTGCCCATTCATTCATGTCGTATTCTTGTTTACCAGCGGTTAATTGAATAGAACCACTATGGTAAGTTACTTTACCTCCGACACCGGCTTCTTCACCATATTGGTGAGACAATACAACAACGTTTGCTAGAGTTTCTTGCACTAGTTTGTTGTTTGCAGGAGCAAGAGTCATTGGATTGCCTTGAAACGTCAATAAATTGTCTGCTACTTGGTAGGCATATAATTCGTTTCCGTAAGTAGTTACAGCATCCTCTAAAGCAGTATAAAAGTTAATGTCCTGTAGTTCAACTTCAACCAATGGATACCCTAGACGTTGAGCAGCAAATTTTGCAAATTTGTCAGCGTCTTGTTGAAACTGGTAATCGTTGTCATAAAATCCGAAAGGAGTATCACCTGGGAAGAAACTACTTGAACCGGGCCAAATTGAAATATTCATTGCCTAACTATTTTATTATAAATATGAATAAAAAAGGCCTCAATTGAGGCCTTACTTACATAAAATTTATATTATCAAAAGAACGTTAATTGTCTCCAGAATGGTGTATCAGCGTGTCGTGCTATGTAAATATAGTCTAAACCATCTTCTGTTGTTTTAACTATCATTCTTCTACCTTGACGAGCGGTAGACATACCATAAGGGATTTGACCTGCTACATCTGATCTGTCTCTATCGGTATCAATATAAATAATACGAGCAGATGAGTTTGGTTGAATATAAATTCTACCTTTACCATCATATGCATACATTGTACCTGTAGTGAAGTTTTCACCGGTCATGTGATTAAAGGGCATAATAAATGGATATTCATATTGCATAGTTGCAATATTATATTTTTCAACCCTCATAGTTCCGTTTGCTTCAAAACACCAAATATATTTTCCTAAAGATGCTGTAGGAGTAATATTAGTGTCTGCAGTTCCATATGCCCATTTTAAATCAGCACCACCAGCACCAACAGTTGTTGATGTAGTATTTCGAACTCCTAACGGTAAAATACTATATACTGAAGTTGTATCTGGGGCGGTTGTAAGGGTACTATATGTTAGCGTGTTTACAGTATTTGCAGTAATTGCTGTTTCTTGACCTATACCAGTACCTGCTGTAATTTTTAAACGAGCACCGGCCCAAAAGTTAGATGGCCAGTTTTTCGTAGTATCAGTAAGTACAGTTGTAGAACCGGCTGCTGTTGGAGAACCAAAACCTCTGGTTTGAGTTAAATCACATGTTACTATAGTATTACCTAAAGTGCTGGAGGCATTTTGGGAGATGGACATAGTAATAAGTGATGGATTAGTTGCATTATCATATGCTCTATAAAATGTACTTACAGGAATACTAGATCCGGTAATAGGAGAACCAAGTGGGATACTAAATATACTAGATGAAAAACTTGCAGAAACATATACAAAAGGTTGGCCAGAAACTGTACTTCCAGTAAATGCAAAACTACTAGTTCCTGTGGTTACCCCATTATCTAAACCATAACTTGCACCAAATGATGCTGAGTTCATAAGTTGATAGCCCCAAATATTGGAAGTAACTGCTGAGAGGGCTAAACCTACTGTAAAAGATTGAGAATCATTTGAAATAATTTCTCTATGTTGAGTAGTAGGTGCAGTAGGGGATGATGAATATATCATAGCATGTTGACCTACCAATTCATTAACCGCCCAGTTTTTAGACATATCAAATACCCTAGTAGTAGTATGGGCATTTAATGATGCGTTAGCTGATGGAGTCCCAGACATAACATATGTAAATGTAGTTGGTTGGGTTGCACCAGTTATAGTACCTCCTAATCCAAAAGAACTTGTTACTGTAAATACTCCATTATAAAATGCTCCATCTGAACCTAAAGCGCCTGAAATAAAGATTCTATCTCCAGTTACAAATGGGTGGCCTGTAATGGTGGTTACAGTAGCAATAGTTCCAGCTCTTGTAATAGAGGTGATGGGATGCATAGATTCAAAACTACTTGAAAAACGAACATATGCTGTGTTTAATACACCTTCATCATATCTTTGAGCAGGAAGCCAAGTATTTGTTCTACAAGAATATTGAGCCATTGTAGAAAAGTTACCTCCATTCATATATAGTTTATCGCTATCATGTATTATTTGATATGTGTTAGATCCTGATGGGGGGAAATCTTGGTCTTGTTTAAAGAATAGCGTGTTTGAATTATTGGAATCAATAGCTCTTTCATATCCTGTTGTTTTATTAACAAAACGATAGTTAGCCCATTGATTTATACTCCAGTTTTGTGTAGTATCTTGAGCAGAGCGCACACTTCCAGATGTTAAAGATCCACTCACAAATACAGGAGTTAATGACCCATCAATGCTTTCAATTTGAAGTTCAGTACCTGCTAAATATGTAGGTAAAATACCAGTCATTACGTGACCCGGAAACCAGTTGGCTAAGAGTGGATCATACATGTAATGTAAAAAGAGGGCATTCGTTGAAATATTTTGAATGCTATGAAGCATTCCTGATTGGATTTCAAAACGAGATGAAAAGTCTAAATTTGCAGGCCATGGTTGATCAACGGTGATGGTATCAGATTGGATCACAGCACGTGAAGCATATGATGTACCCGGAGCAATGGTATTGGCATCATATACGTGAGTATAGGCCATTTGGGGATCAATAGCATGCCATTCAGCATTTGCAAAGAATAGAGTATCATTGTTATTATAAAGAACACGTCTAATAAAATACTGTTGTGAAGTACCTAAATATACACGAACTTGATAACCTCTCCATTGATTAGGAACCCATTTTTTCGATGAATCAGTTATAGAACCTAGAGCAGTAGCAGTATTAACAAACCCAGTAACGGTCATATATTCAACATTTACTGGTTGGGTTGAATTAACAATAGTTCTTTCTGTTCCTCTACCAGGGCCAGATACTACTTTAATTTTTAAACCAACTACAGCACTTTCATTTAAGAAAGCTCCAGTTGCTATTGTACTACCTGATGTTGCTGAGATAAATCTACCTACGTGGCCATCATCTTTTTTCCAGACACCAGTTACAGTAGATGCAGGTGCATTGGGGTACATAGGTCCCATATAACTCCATGCATCAGAGTATGTATCGTATCTCCATTGGTCTGTGTTGTTAAGGGCATAAATGTAGCGATTTTGCCAGCTACCAGTATCGGCTGCTTGAGGAGTCACAAATGTGTTTGTTGTTGCGGTTGCAAATGGTAAATAACGCATCCATTCCCATACAGGTTGGTCTACTATTTTTCTTAATTTGTTGTTTAAAGCCATAATTTTAACTAAATTCTAAGTTTTGTCTTAATGAGATATATGCTATTCTTGATTGTAAGTTGAATGCGGATTCTGCTACAGCACCTATTGTACCAGTTGGTTGACCAAGTTGTGTAGGAACGAAAGTTGGGTTGTATATAAAGCTGGGGTTGGCTACTACTTGAGGTTGGAAAACATCAATAGAAACTCTCTGTCTTCCAGCAGCATCTTGTACAGCACTTGATTCCAATAATTTAACCATCCTTCCCATTAAACGAAGCATTTCATCGGATGCTGGGGATTCTTGGTTGTCTAAAAATATTTGGAGTGTATCTGTATTAGACATTGATGTTGTATCATAGTCTAATGTCAATACGTTATTAGCTATAGTTCCTCCTGCAGATGGATCTGCAAAATTGTAGATAATGATATTATCGGTAACATTTGTGATTACAAGTAATTGCTCTAAACCAACAACACTTGTAGTATTAAATGTTATCTGTTTTGTAGCAGCATTAAATGTATAATCTTCAAATAGTATTTTCATGTTATGCTTCTTTTTCTATAATCCTAAAACCGGTTCCGGTAGGGAAATTGTTTTGAAGTACGAAAATTGCATTTTCTGCTTCTTCGTAAGTGTTATAGAGATAAATAAATTTATCTTCTTGGTCCTTAAAGGAAAGCCACAATTGGCTATTTCCGGGGATTTGTTCTGCTTGTATTTCGTATAACATGTTGTCTAATTTAATAATAAATATTTACTTATCCTAGGGCTATTGCATAAGCTATTGAAAGCGCTTGAATATTTGTACCGTTGGTTGTTATAGTTCCTTTTACATCTAATGATCCTGTAACTTGTACTGTAGATCCTGAGGCGAATATTAAATTGGAGCGGTTGGATGGATCAGAGCCATTACCAACTATAAATGCCCCAGGATCTGACAATGGGAGGTTGTATTGACCTTGTACATGCTGGTACCAATTGGCTATAGTACCTGTACCTTCTGCATGGGAATAATTACCAAGAGTTATGGTTTCATACCCTTCAGCATGAGAATAATCAGATGAAATGGTTTTATCGCCAGATGGGAAATTGGGATCTACAATATATGCAACTATAGAATTATAAGAAGTATCAGATACCTCTACTATAGTATTAGGGAAATTATAATATGAATTGGTGATTTTTAAAACTGAGGATTTATTTTGGACAAGGTTATAAACATATAAATCATTATTTACTCCAAAATTACTAGATACATCACCATATGTTGATGTTAGAATAAATATACCATTAGAAATAGGTGAAGCTTCATATGCTCCCCCAAAACCAGTTTTTGTACTAGTACCTTCAGCATGAGAAAACTCTCCATAAGCTATTGTATTATTCCCCTCAGTATGGGATGTATTTCCAAACGCATTTGTATTATTACCTTCAGCATGAGAAAACGTTCCTAATGCCCTAGTTTGATATCCTTCTGCATGAGAACCATTACCCAAGGATATTGATGTAACTCCTTCAGCATGGGATGCATCACCAATAGTAATACTACCACCTCCTTCTGCGTGAGAATAAGCTCCACCTGCTAAAGCTTTATAACCTTCTGAATGAGACCAAGTTCCTGGGATGGTGTAGCCTCCATTCCAATAAGTACCACCCATACCGTCAGTTAGTCTATTTAAAGCTCCTACATATGCAGTACTTAATGAAAAAGAACTATCTATGATTATTTCGGTATTAGTTCCATTAAAACTTGATTCAACTATTTTTTGGGTATATATATTTTGATCTGCAGGGATGTATATAATTAAGTAATCACCCACACTATAGTCACTTGACTCATTACCGTATTGGGAATCAAGAGTTACTGTAGTTCCTGAAACTTCGGCTAGGAAAGCACCAGGCAATCCTGTTGTAGTTTCATTACCTTCTGCGTGGGAAAAAGTTCCATATGATTTTGCACTTCCTCCTTCAGCATGGGAATATAATCCAATAGCTCGGGTGCTATTTCCTTCAGCGTGAGATGATGACCCACTTGATATAGTATCAACTCCTTCAGCATGAGAATCGTCTCCAAATGCAATGGTATTGTTTCCTTCAGCATGAGAATTAGATCCAATAGTTTGGGTGGTATTTCCTTCAGCATGAGAAGCGGCTCCAATTGCTTTTGTTCCATTTCCTTCAGCGTGGGATAAAGCTCCATATGCTCGAGTATCGTTTCCTTCAGAGTGTGCACTATCCGCAGGAATTATAGCATCACCAGTTAAAGGTAAATTTACATCTGCAATAATTCCTCCAATAAAATATAGACCACTATCAACTACACGGACTTGTGTCCTAGTACCATCAAAATAAGATTCTACTATTCTTGATGAGTATCTTTGGTTATTTGATGGATCGTATATTTGTAATTGATCATTTTCTGCAAATGATTGAGTACTGATATCACCATAAACAGCTTCTAAACTAAAAAGTGATCCAGTAACAGGGAATGGTGGTGGTCCACTAAAGAGACACATGTATGCTCCAACAATACCAGTTTGAGTGGAAGTACCTTGTGCAAGAGAAAAATCTCCAGATGCCGTATTATTAAATCCTTGAGTTGCACTTCCATCATCTAAGATTTTAAATACTTCAAGTGATCCACTTGTTTCTACTCGAAGTGCTTGAGTGGCACTTCCGCTGCCTGCACTTTTTATATGTAATTGTGCGGTTGGTTGAGTATTATCAACTCCTATACCTACTTTACTGTCGTATTTTATGGTGAATATTGTAGGTATATTGTTAGAAGGTGCATTATAAACTAAATTAGGTTGTTCTTGGATTCTAAAGTCTACATTTGCATACCCTGCAGCGCTGCTTGTAAACTTGAACGCCATGGGTGATCCAGGTGAAGTAAATGGACTAAGTTGCGGATTAATGTATATCGTATCACTTACCATGTAGTTATTAGCAGCTACTGTTCCGCTTACGTGTAGATCCCAAAATGCTAAACCTTCGTATGGGTATGAGTATGGATTACCCGTTCTATTTATTGCAACTCGTTTATTATCTTGTACAGCTAGTATTGGACTGGAGTTACTATTATTTACACGTAGGCCCCAAGATGTACTTGTTGTACCTGTACTTGTAATATTAGTTGGTCCATTAAGATTTATATTATTATTAAATCCGGTTAATTGTATTATAGGAGCAGCATGAGATGGGTCATACACATAAAACTGCATTTCTGTAGTAGCATCATTAAAATCTATGGAGGTTTTAGCATCACTAAACATTAGTCGGCTAGTATACGATCCCGCAGGTACATCGGGTTTAATCGTTATGCCGTTTTGGCTAATACGGAATCTTTCCCAAAGAAGATCATCATTGATATTAATAAAAGGAGGTGTGGTTGTGGGTGGTGTGGTTTTGAATACTATATCATTTTGATAATATCCAGATTGGGTATTTTCAAAATATATTCCACCAAGTGCAGTATACTGTGGATTACCGCTAGGATTATCCGAAGTACCATGCTGAAGGCTAAAAGTACCATTACTGCCTATAGTAGTTCCACCAAAATCTAAATTGTTTGATCCAGATAGATGTAGTTTAAAGAATGAGTTTGGGGTTGTTCCAATCCCAACATTACCTCCATCTTGTGCTACTATAATTGGAGAATTATTACTATCGGTTATTCTAAGTGTTTCAGTACCGCTTGTTGTTCCAGCACCTTTTACTAAAAGTCTTGCAGATGGGAAGGTTGAGGTATCACTTCCTATAATTGTAGAACGTTGGATATAATTTGCATCATATCTAAAATCTATAAGATTAGTTGATCCACTTACAAGTTTTAAAAATGATGAAGTTGGTTGAGATAATGTGCTAAATATACTAAAACCATCATTATTTGAGTTTAGGTTTAGGGCAATGGTTTCACCAGTATTATTTCTTTTTTGTATGTTTAATGAACTTTCGTCAGTAGTATAGTTTTTATTGATTTGAACATAATATTCATTTTTCCCATAGCTGCCACTAAATACACCATTTTGAATGGATGATATTAAAGGGCTACCTCCAATAGAAGTTGAATCAGTTTGTTGAGTTCCTACAGATACAATGTCTGAACCAGTTACTATGGTGGCAAGGTTTCCTTTATAGGGGAAACTAACTCCAAATGCCGGGATGGTAACATTTCCTTGAATAATACCATTTAAAAGAGTAGTATCTGTATCTGATCTAAAGGCTGTTTGTGAACCTGATACTTCAATGGAATTCCATCCAAGACCACTAGTAAAAAGTGAACCTGCAAGAATGCTAGAAGATAATGTAGATTGTATTTTTAAGGATGTGGGGGTAAGTATGTTGACAAAGCTGCCAGTTACTTCAGAGTTTCCTTGTGAAAGAAAACCATTCTTTATTACGAATTCATTTGCCATATCTTTTCCCTATCCAAGAATATGTTAATAGTATGTTTATTATACGTATGGTTAAATACCGAAACGTGTTTTTAATGCGTTATAGTTTTGAGTAACTTCTGCTTGAGAAAGTGCTCGGTTATATAATTTAAGTGTGCCTATTTCAAATGGGGTAGGTTGTGCTGTAGCTACATCATTGAAAGCAAAACCTGTAGTTGAAGATCCAGTATTATATAGGTTTAAATTGGTAAATGTTTTTGGGGTGCCTTTTTGAATTCCATTTATATATAAAGATCCAGTACTATTATTTATAATAAATGCAATATGATTCCAAACCCCTGTTTGAAATGTTTGATTATATTGGGCGTCACCAAAATTATTTCCTCCTCCTGCGAAACCACCAGCAGTGTTTCCAAAACATGTATATGGAAAACTAGATCTATTAGCTCTATTATCATATGCAAACCAAATACCATTGTTGGGTGCTACTAATGTGTCAGGATTACCTTTTTGAAAGAAATACATTAAACTTCCAGAGTTATTTGTATAATCAAGTCTATTGAATTTTACCCAAACCTCACCTGACATATTACTTCCACTGATATTGATGGTAGGGGTAGATTGATAGGTTAAAGTGGGGGTTCCTGATGGGGAGGCTAGGAAGGCTATACTCCCACCATTGTTTGGAGTCCAAGTAGGTCTACTAGTAGAAAATGAGCCTGTATTACCATTAAAGGATAAATCAGAGGAAAATCTAACTGTAGTAGGGACATTCACTGGGGGTGTAGCAATTGGTCCGGCTTCAAATTGTGGTTTCCATAAATATAAAACGTCTCCATTTGTTTTATTTCCCCCATATCCATTTTCTATATCTAAAAATACAGAAAAAGTCCTTATGGAAGAAGTTAAGTTTGCTGTAGTAGCAATTCGGTACCATCCATTACCTTCAAATGTTGTTCTTTGAACATATAATGGTGTGATACTCCCAGCTGGGGTGAAATTGTTTTGGATTTGGTAGGGAGGTTCAATCCCCTGAACAGATGTTGTGCCATCATATACTCCGAGATCTACAACTCCCGCATTACAATTAGAACTTTTACTAACATAACATGAAAAAGTATAAGGTCCACCTTCAACTGAGGCTGTAAATGGGGGGTGTGCTAATCTAACTAATGAGCTAGAGTCAGTTATAGTCATGGCAAATGCTGTGTTTGTACCATCAGGTGCAATACCAGCGCTTGCTGTTATTTGACAACGAAGTTTAGTCCAGGCAGCATTAGTTAAATCTGTAGTATAATTAAATAAATTACGAGATACAGGATATGTTAAATTACCAGCATCTAAATTTAATACCATTCCATTTGTTACTATATTATTTCTTGTATAAACTGCCATATTATTGTAATCCGAATCTGCCTTTTAGGGCGTTATAGTTTTGGGTGATTTCTGCTTGGGTGAGTGCTCTATTATACATTTTGAATAGTCCGTATTTCCCTTTAAAAAATTCGTTAACACCTTGATTACTTCCGATGTATGCTATATTATTTCCTTGTATTAAACTTCCGGTAATTACTGTGCTAGATCCTATCAATGTTCCATTAGCATATATTGCTTTATACCCACTAGTATACGTTGCAACAAAGTGATTCCATCTATTAATATAAGTAGAAGGTGTTATAATAATATCTAATTCGTCATAAGTCGAAGTCCATGTTCCGAAAGATAGAATTGTACCATATTCTTGGAATGAAAATAAATGCCGTCCGGGTGATATTTCTTTTCGATAAAGTTCTTGATATCGGATCGTAGTTAAATCTGTTGGATAAACCCACGCTTCAAATGTAATCGATGAAGTAGGATCAAGTGTCACATTATAAGGAATTCTAGCATAACTCCCAGTTCCATCAAAATTCAATACACGATCTGTAGGAGAAGTGAAATAGGGTAAGCCTCCGGTAATTGCCGCATTGAATAAAGATGCTGAGTAGGTTGCCGAAGGTACAGATCCCCAGGAATTTCTAGACCCAGATACAAATTCAGTAGCATATGGTACACGTTCGAGTTGAAGTTTTCTCCAATGCATTCGTAGTGTTTGACCACCAGACACATCTCCACCTAAAAATCTAAATGATCTATCACCATTTACACCCGGATGGGAAGGGCGAAATGTAGCTACATATTTGTAGAATCCATCTGAGAGTAGGGTATTATTTGCTGTATATGTTGCTGATCCTGAGTTTCGTATTACGCCAGTAAAGGATTGGGTTGCATTATTTCCTGTTGCAATTTGAGGCCAAATACGACAAAGAGATGTACTTCCAGATTCAATTTTCCATTCAAAACTAATAGTATATAGTGAACCTGTATCTAATACAGTAGTGTTAAGGCTAGTATTATTTACTACCCAGCCCGAGGGTGCATTTAATATATTAAATTCGATTGATTGACTTGCCGCATTGTATGAACCTGTTATATCCCACGCAAGTACAAATTGATAGCTTGATGTATTATTTACAGGTATTGGATTGCTTCCAATTAAATTCACAGTAGGATCTACCGGAATAGACAAGCTATTTACCGGATCTAAGTTTAAAACTAATCCGTTTGTTACTATAGGGGGTGTTCCGTAATACATTATAGTCCGAATCTTGTTTTAGTTGCGTTATAGTTTTGGGTAACTTCTGATTGGGTGAGTGCTCTATCATAATATCGATATGCACCAAAGGAGCCGTTTTGTTGTCCTACCATTGATGTATTAACAATGGTACTGTTTGCTGTAGTTATATTCCATTGAACAAAATTTGAAATGGTTTGTGTATTTTGTAAGATTCCATTTCTATATATTGCAGCAGTTCCTGTTGAATTATATGTTAATACTGTTTGAGTCCAAACATACGGAGTATATGTAAAACCTTGCAAATAGAAGCTACCTCCTGTAGTTGTAGTGTAGTAGATTAACCAACTATATTGGTTTGTACCAAATCCAGGATTTCTATATAATTGAATTAGGTTATTTGTGGTACCTCCACCAAAGTAAATGGTCTTACTATTTATATTTACAATAGCAGTAGGTGCTTTAAGCCAAATTTCAATAGTTGCTTCTTGTCTATTAAATATAGGACTTGAATTTGGGAATATTACCTGATCAAGATTACTTCCAGAATTTGCAGTTAATGAAATTCCATCAAATGATTGACTTATTACAGTTCCGACTGTTATACTACCTGTATATGCGGTGGTTAAATTTTGCCAGGAACTAGAACCGCTAGTATAAGATAACCTATTTGCAGCATCTAATGCTATCAATAACCCATTAGTTACTATCGGAGGTGTGTTTTTGTATATAGCCATAACTTAATCTTATCTAAGATTATATTGATAAATATGTCTATATTCCGAAACGTGCTCTTGTTGCGTTGAAATTTTGGAGTACTTTTGATGGTGTAAGGGAACGGTTATAGACTCTAAATATAGCACATTGCATTGGCATATTATAAACATTCCCTTGTCGTGGTGCTGCTATTCTACCATTTCCATTACTAAAATTTCTGTTATTAGAATTTTCGGATTCTCGTTGTTGGGATAACGTCTGAGAGATGCTATTGATATAAATTTTATTATTAGTATATGCAACATCACTACGCATTTCAAAAACATAATGTTTCCAATTATCAACTAACCCCAATGCACTAACTGTTGCTGCCGATATGCCATATACATCACTATTAAAGGTATTGTAACCTAAATTACCAGCATTGCACCATACATCATAGCTGTCCCAACCCAAAAACATTTTATTGGTATAACTTGATCCAATTTTACACCACATTTCAATAGTAGCAGTAGTAGTTAGATTAGGTGCAAAAAAATCACAATAGTCATTAGTACCATCAAATACTATTGCTCCGTTATTTGATCCAGTATACGAAGAACCGCTTATTAGTGATCCGGATAAACTGCTACTTGTAGGAAAAATACTTTGCCATGTTGTTCCATTATATGGTTGAGGATATGAACGTGGATTAGCAGCATCTAAATTGAGTACCAATCCATTAGTTACAATATTACCTTGTCCACCGCTTACTGTACTCATAGTCCGTATCTTCCTTTAGTTGCGTTATAATTTTGGAGAACTTCTGATGCGCTGAGAGCGCGGTTATAGATTTTAAAATTAGCTAGATACATATCTTGAGAAA